GGACCTCGCCCGCCCGCGTCCAGGTCGCCTCGACGGCGCCGCATTGCCGGCCCGCGAACTTGAACGGACAGGCCGGCTGGATGGTGAACAGCACGATGTCCTTGAGCGCGTCGGCCAGCGTCACCAGTTCCATGCGGCCCTGCAGCCGGTCGGTGAAATCGGTGCGCCCGACGAAGCCCTCGGCCAGGATGTTGCGGTTGGCCGGCGTCGCCGTGTCGGCAATCCACAGGACGATCGTCGCGCCGCGCCAGGCGCCGCGGCGCACGTCCTCGATCAGGATCGGCCCGTCGTCGGAGAGCGGAATCTCGAAATCGATCGTCGCCGCCTCGCCGCCGTTCTTCACGGTGTAGCGCGAAAGGTTGAAGCCCGGCGTCTTGATGTAGGTCTCGGCACCGACGACCTTGTCGACATCGTGGTTGGTCAGCCGGACCAGCTGCCCGGTGGTGTTGTGCAGCTCCGCGAGGAAGCACCGCGTGATCTCGCTGCCGCCGAGCATGGTCAGCAGCGCGGCATTCCAGCTCCTCACGGAACGACCTCGAGCGCGGTCAGGTCTTCGACGGAGATGATATCCATGTGCGGCTGGTAATCGACGACCGACGTGAAGCGGTCGCCCTCGAAGCGGACCGGCACGAAAAATTCATAGGTGGCCGTGACGATCAGCCCGTTGGCCGGCGCCGAGACAAAGCTGACGAGGCCGGTGGCGTTGACCGTGTAATGCGTGGTCAGCGTTTGCAGCGCGCCGTCGACATAGACGGCAAGCGTGCCGGACTTGAGGTGCCGGATGGTGCGCTGGTAGGGGTTCGCTCCTGCCGTGTAGGTCTTGATGAGCTGGAAGTCGACCAGCGCGCCGGTGCCGACGCCGACCGGCTCAGCCAAGCCGGAAAAGTCCGACCAGTCTTTCAGCAGCCACGCCTTGAAGTCGCCGCGCCGATCGAACCAGAATGCTTTCAGCGACGCTTCGATCTGCAGCGACGTGTTCTTGTAGGACCATTGGTAGGTATGGATGGCGACCGACCGGTTCTGCAGGCGGCGCTCCTGGCCGTTGACCATCGTCAGCTTGTCGGTTGCGAAGGTCGGACCGCCCTTGAAGCCGAGCGCCATCCGCTCGTCCATGATCACATTGTCAACGGCCATAAAACGCCCTCAATGCCGCGTTGGCGCCAGCCGATGCCGCCTGCTTCAGCTCGGCCCGGCTTTGCGTCGACAGTTGCCCGGTGAAGGTCGGCGGCATCACGATGTTGTTGACGACCGAGACGCTCGGCGCGCCGCCGCCCTCGGTGATGGACGAGGTGTCCTGGGTGGACGCCATCATGTAGCGGTTGACCCCGAACGGATCCGCGCCGAAGTCGGTGCTGCCGCCGAAGTCGCCGGTGCCGCCCCTCGAGGTGAACTGCCGGCCGGCCCAGCTGCCCGAATCGCCCATGCTGTCGGCAGCCGCCGCGGTGCGCAGGTTCCACGGCAGCGACCGCAGCGCGGTGCCCATGTCCCGGAAGCCGCCCTCGAAGCGTGCGCCGAGCCCGTCGAAATAGCCGGCGGTGTGGCTGTCGAGCTGCTGCACGGCGTCGCGGTTGTAGCGGCCGGTGATGTAGGTGGCCTTGGTGCCTTCATCGATCGCCGCCTCGACCTTGTCCATGACGTCGGAGTCGGGACCGCCGAGCGCACTGCCAATGACGCGGGGCAGTTTGCCGGTGCGCACCCCTGCCATGGAGGCGTTTTCCGATTCCCGGAACTGCTGGGCCAGAGCCGAGCGCTTCTGGTTGATAGCGAACAGCGCGCCGATCTCGCGCAGTTGGCGCTGCAGGTACTCCAGGTGCCCCGCGGTCTTGGCGATGTCCTCGTCGACCGGGAAGCCTTCGCGTTTCTTCTCGTACAGCTCGGCCAGCGCGATCTCGGTGTCGTTGGCCTCCTGCTGCAGCTCGGCAAAGCTCTGCTTGGTGTCGTCGACGCCGGCCACCAGGTCGCGGAAGAAGCCGGCGACACTGCCGCCGCCCTTGGGACCGAGCAGGAAGTCGGCGAGGTTCTTGCCGCTCGGATCCTGCTCGAACGCCTGCAGCGTCAGCGCCAGTTCCTTGACCTGCTTGATGTAGTTTCCGGCGCCCTCGATGCCGGCCTGGAACAGTTTTGAGGTGCCGACGAGCGCGTCGCCCAGATTGATCACCAGGCTGTCGACCGTGGCATTGATCGACTTGTTGATATCGGTCAGCGCCTCGTCGTATTCGTGAGCCCGCTTGATCTCCTCTGCGCTGTGGATGCCCAGCTCTTTCGCCGCCGCGACCATCTTGTCGATGCCGGCAGCGCCACCCTCGAACACCCGCGCCATGTCGGCATCGCCGAACAGCGCCGCGCTCAATGCCGCCCGCTTGGCCGCGTCCTTGGTCTTGTCGAGCGCCTCGGCGACCAGCTTCAGCCGCTCCTCCTGGTCCTTCGCATTGAGCACGTTGCGCAGCAGCTCGGGATTGAGCTTCAGCAGTCCCGCATAGAGCCGCCCGGTCCCTTCGCTCGCTTGCCCCATGCCCTTGGCGAAAAACGTCAGCGCGCCGCCCATGTCGGCGACCTCGAGGCCGGCCTGTTGCGCGCCGTGCTCGAGCGATTGCAGCAGGTCGGTGCCGATGCCGCTGGTTTTGGCCCGGTCGGCGATGTCGTCGAGCCGGCCGATCGCCTCGCGGGCCTTGCCGATGATGCCGGTCAGCGAGGTCAATCCCGCAAACGCCGCCCCGCCCGCCAGCCCGGCGCCGAAACTGCCGATGGCGCCGGTCAGGCTCTTGAACGAGCCCTGGATGCCGGCGACAGACTTGGACATGCGCTTGGATTCGCGCTCGACGGTCGTCGCGCTCTGCTTGAAGCCCTGCGTGAACTTCGCTGTATTGGTGCTGAGGTCGATGCTTATGCTGCCAACGGTTGCGACCATGTCAGTGCATCACTTTCGTTATCATCCGGGCCATCGCGTATTGCTGCGCCAGGGTCTGCCGCGGCTTGGCAAAGATCGCGTCCTCGGTTTTCGGAAATCGCTTGTGATCAATGCGCTGGTAGATCGCCGTGCGATAGGCAAGCCGGGACATGGTTTCCTCGGATGCGCGGAAGGCGATCACGACGTTGTGAGCCGTCATCGTCCAGAAGTCGCGCTCGGTGACGCCGGCCCGTAAAGCATGGAACAGGAGATAGCCTGTCAGGCTTTCGTGGCCTTCGTAGGGTTTGCTTTTGTTGCCTTTTGCGGCTGCTGGTTCTCGTTGTCGGCGACCCATTCATCGTGGGTCTTGCCGTACCTGAACAGCGCAAAGGCATCGAGGCACTTTCGGGCGATCGGCTCGACTGGCGGCGGCACTTCCGGCAGCTCCTTGACCACCGCGCCGTCCGGCCCGCGCAGCGACACTTTCAGGAACGCGAGCAGGTAGGTTGCCGACATCACGGCGATGCCCAGCCCGACCTTGTGCGCGAAGTCGAAGGCGCCGAACTCGGTCTCGAGGATGCCCTGCCCGTGCATGTCGAGCCGGATGGTGAACCCTTCGCCGAACTCCGGGGCGTCGACCTCCGCAATGAACCGGTTGGCCATCACGGCGTCCCGTCACTCCACACCGGCGAGGACGACATGCTGATGGTGCCGCTATAGGTGACCATGTCGCCGGCCGGCGCGGTGATCGAGAACTGCGTAACCACGCCGTCGAACGCGCAGATCGGCAGGGTGGTCGGCGCGCCGACGCCGCCATTGTCGGCCCCGCTGAAATCGGCTTGGAAGGGGGCGGTCGCGCCGGACTCGAACATGCCGAGGATACCGTCGGGTGGCGCCTGCTCGGTGCTGTCGGGATCGAAATGCCCCTCAAAGGTCACGGTCGCGGTCTTATAGCCGGCCTTGTATTCCCGATAGCCGGACGTCGACATCAGGTGGGTGGCGTCGATCTGGTCGGCCGACTGCTCAAGCGAGAAGTTGGTGGTGTTGCCGATGTGGGTATAGACGACAGGGCCGGTGCCGGCGCCGAGCTTGAGCTGGGCGCCAATGCTGGTGAAGCCGGTTGTTGCGGGCATGGCAGGTTTTCCTTTCTGTTAAAAATCAGCGCCAGCGGATGGCGAACGACATGACGCGGCGGGCGGTTGACTGGTCGTCGGCGAGTTCCTGGAAGTCGATCGGCTCCTTGGAAAATGACGCCTTGATCGCCCCCGACGTGAACAGCAGATCGCGCAGTGCGAGCTTGACCGTCTCGCCGAGGTCGAGCGCCGCCGATCCCTTGGCCGCAAGGCAGTGGATCTGCACCGACGATTCCGGATATTGCGACGAGCCGGCCAGCAGCATCGCCTCGTCCTCGGCCGACAGCGCGACGGCGATGGCCGGCAGCGCCGTTCCCTGCGGCACCGGCGACACATAGATGCGCGTCGAGGTGATGGCCGTGACGCTGGACTGCGCCGACAGCGCCTTGATGGCGAGCGAGACCGCGGTGATCATTCGACCAGCCTCGCCTGCACCTTGAGATACTGGCGCCGGCCCAGCTCTCGCGGCCTGCCGATGATTTCGTAGATATTGCTTTCGTAGACGATGCGGTCCTCGGCCAGCACGTCGGTGCGGTGCCGGATGGTGAAGTAGGCGCCGAAGTCGGCGAACTCGCGCGCTGATGCTTCGCTCTCGGTCGAGCGGTGGAACTCGAGCATCGCCCAGACCTCGTCATAGGTCGCCCAGCTGCTGATCGGCTCGTTGTAGTCGTTGCTGCCCGACGGCGTGTTGTGCTGCAGCTCGATGCGACGATCGAGTTCGCCGATCGAGGGCAGGCCTTCAGGCATCAGCGCGTGACTTTCTTGTTCAACTTGGCCGCCCGCTTTTCCATCTCGAGACCGATCCTGGCGCCGAAGCGCTTCACCACCTCGTCGCGCGTCGAGTAATAGGCCGGCGTGAGGAACGGCTTCGGCGCCGAGCCGGGCCATTCGATGCCGCCGGCCCGTGTCTTCGCGACGGTGCCGAACTCCACCA